ATAACAATATTAATTTTTTCTCATAAATTATTTTTAATACAAATATAATTTTTTATTACAAATTAATTTGAAAACAAAAATAATGTTTTCTCACAAATTATTTTTAAAACAAAATAATGTTTTCTCACAAATTATGTTGAAAACAAAATAATGTTTTCTCACAAATTAAGTTGAAAACAAAATAATGTTTTCTCACAAATTACTAATAACATTATGCCAATAAGAAGTTTTAGTGGTGGCGGCTCTCGAGGCGGTGGCGGAGGTGGTTTTGGTTCAGACATTGAAAACATTGGAGGTGAAATTGTTTTTAATGTTCCAATTTTATGTTTGGATAATATTGATTGTAAAAATATGAAATCTTCCAATAGAATTCGTGGAGCACCTGATTCCAACGGCGAACAAGTTATAATTTCAAACGGAAACATTTCCATACCCAATCAGATTACGGCTGAGAATATAGTATTGACCTCAGATGAGAAAATGAAATATCAAATCAAAGATTTGCCAGAGACACATTTAAAAATTTTACAGGATATTCAACCGAAACAATTCAAATTTAAGAATGATCCAAAAGGAGAAATACATTTTGGTTTCATGGCACAAGACATTGAAAAGAAATTCCCTCAGATGGTTTTAGAGGTTAATAATGTTAAGCGTGTCAATTACATAGAAATGATACCATTATTGGTTCTAAAATACAGACAATTGGAAAATAAGTTGATACAATTGGAAGAAAAATCTGAGAAAAAATAGCTGTAAAACAGACAGAATAATATCTACAAATATGTAAAATGCAAAGTTTTTTTGATGACAATAGTATTGAAGATTTGGGAGGTCAATATCGTATTAATATACCCCTTCGCTCAGTTGATAATATTGTATGTGGTAATCTAATAGTAAATGGTGATATTACAAATGGTTCTGGAGATAAAGAAAGTATTTTTTCCTCGGGGAAAGCAGACATAGCTAAAGTGGTTACAGCTAAAAATTTATTTTTGACCTCGGATGAGACACAGAAGTATGATGTGAGTAATTTAGGAGGTCCGACACCATTATTATATTTTTCAGAATTAAAACCCAAAAGTTATCATCTTCTCACAAAAGATGGTAAGAAAAAAGATAAAAGTGTCGAACATTGGGGCTTTTTGGCCCAAGATATAGAAAAGATACTCCCACAAATGGTATCCGAAGTAAATGGTATTAAACGTATAAATTACATTGAGTGTATTCCTCTTTTACTGTTGAAAATAAGAGAATTGGAAGAGCGCATTGATAAATTATAATGTCACGATAATATAATTCTATGTCTTCAAAAAATGAAACTATAACCGATAAAATTAACCTAAAATATGAAGTGGTGTTGGGAATGATACAAAAAAATAATTTGCAAGTACCTTTAGCGTTAATTATATCATCTTTAATAGCAATGTTTTTCAATTATCAGTCAGCCTTTTTATTTTTTTCCCTTATCACACTATTGAAATTTATGGAACTTTTAATGTTGATAAACAAAAATATTTCTAATGATTTATATACTTTTTTGAAAAATATAGTTTTTATATTCCCAATCCTTTTCATATTCAAAAATGCTTGGAATATCCGTGAAAGCAACATTAACAAAGAAACTTTAAAAAATGAACCCGAATTAAATGCTATTATTGGCGTTTTATATGTTCTTTTAATCGCGCAAATCGCAATGGTTTATTGGGCTACGTCTAAATTCTCACGGGATGGCGGTACAGACGTTTTTGGAAATAATGTAAAAATTATGATGCTATATTTCGTCTTCATTTTTGGATTTTCTTTATTTATTTTTGAATTGACGTATCATTTGAAAGCCGCAGGCAATGCCAAAACGGATGATTGAACCAAAATTTTTTAATAATGACACTATTTGTGTAACACAAATATATTTAAAAAAATATATTTGTGAAAATGGTTGTATCATACAAATTGTATTTAAAAAAATGGAATATAAAGAAATCGCGATGTTGATACAAATTTATTTTTTGTATGGTTTATTACAGTAATTACGTTTATAACCATACGATTTTGATTTCGTTTTGAGTCTCTAAGTTTCAAATCGAAATTTCGTTTTAATCATTTGAGAAAAACAAACTTAAAGATAAAAACAACATAATAACTATAACAAGAAAGATGTCTTCTCAACAGATTGTAAGAACAAGCGATTTCGATATTGACAAGGTTGGTTTCAAGCCATGTGCCAATAACAAGAACGGCAAGGGTAAGAATACCCAAATCACCTATGACGGCACCGCAATGATGTTACAGACGCCTCTTATTCTGACGTGGGGCGTCAATGAGAGAATCCCACAGGAAGGTTCGGGTGGTAGAATCAGCTATGATATGTCTCTTCAATTCAATGACCGCTCATCAGGCGTAATTCAGTTTCGTAAGAATATTGAGGCAATTCAGAATAAGATTCTCAAGGCTGCTGAGAAGGAAAAGGCACAGGAATGGTTTGGCAAAAGTAAAATGAATGAGGCAGTGCTTACTGAACTCATGTATCCTATTTTGAAGTTTAAAAATTTGAAAGATAGCGAAGGAAATTGGACATCGGAGCCAGATTACAGTAGTGACCCGACAATGAAGATTAAATTGGGATATTGGGAGGGTAAATTCAGCGTGGATTTGTATGATATGGATAAGAAATTGTTGTTTGCCTCGCAAGGATATGGAAGCGATGATACTCCTAAGCCACAGGGTGATAAAACGCCGATGGAGTTTATTCCTAAGGGAAGTCATGTTATCGCAGTATTGAAATGTAATGGACTATGGTTTGCCGGAGGACGATTTGGAGTGACGTGGCGTTTGGAAGTGGCACATGTAAAGCAACCGTTTAGACTTAAGGGTACGGGAGTTTCGCCAATTGAGTATGATTCGGACGATCAAAATGCATTGATGAGGTTGATTCGAAAGGATAAGGAGGAAGCAGAAGCACTAGCAGCAAAGGAAGCAGAAGAGGATAAGGAAGAAGAAGTAGCCGATACAGTGGGAAGTGGAGGGGAAGATAATGAAGAAGCGGCAGATTCTTCATCGGATGAAGAGGAAGAAGTAGTAGTTAAGGCACCAACTCCTAAGAAGAAGAAGGTGGTTCGTAAGCGAAAAAAGAAAGGAGCCGAATAAATAACATTTAAAATAATCAGCAATGACTAACGATAAATAGTAATAATAAATAATAATAAATAATATAAGTAACAGTTAAAGCATAAGTTTTAATTTTTATTTTTTTTTTTCGTGGTAAATCTCTAATAATTTACAACGAAATCAGTATATTTGTTTCTATAATGTTCTATAACTTAAATTCGGGATTTAGAATATAATTGGGTTGACCTTGAGCACTAGGTAAGTCACCTGTAATGGTATGATCTGTCAAAAAAGTATTTTTCACATTTGTCATATTCGTACTAATTTTAGAATAAGCATCTCCTAAAAGAGGTAGTTTTCGAATAGAGCCACCCTTGAATGATTTACGTTTTTTTTGTTTTCTTTTTCTTTTCCTTCTAAATGGGTAGTTGCGACGCCTTGTTTTTATTTTTCTCCTCGTTTTCCTTATTCCTCTCCTCCTCGTATTATTTCTCCTCGTATTATTTCTCCTCTTATTATTTCTAGTCCTTGTTTTACGAAGTCTCATCTTATAGTAAGGAGAGATATTATTATTGTTATTATTCAATATCTACATGGGTCAACATGTGACGACGACAACAATAACGCGTCAGACCTAATTGGTCCATAACTTTTCCTTCGATTGTTTTTTCATTTACACCTTTTTTCAAATAGATGAATTCATCAGCATTTTCGTCAGTGGATTGACTTTTTTGTCGTAGAACTTCTTTCTGGTAGAATTGGTATTTGTTGGCCAAAACTTTACCGCACGTAAAACATTTAATTGGGATAATCATCTTGATATAAGTATAATATGTTGAAATATTTTTAATTTATATTCTCTATCTTTTCTATCTTTTTAAGAAAAGATAGGGCAAAATTTAAAATTCGATTTCTCTATCTTTTTAGAAAAAAGATAGAGCAAAAAGAGTTTAATTGTTTTGAATGAACTTTTGGTAAAAGTTCAAGATAGAGCAAAAAGAGTTTAATGCCAACGAAGTTGGCTCTTCTCCTCGTCATATATCTAAATCTCCGATTTAGATATTTGACGAAGATTTAGATATTTGACGAAGATACATCGATTCTTTTATACCAGCACCTTTTATTTCATTATTTTCAGGATTTGCATTGTCACCATAATTATCTCGGTCTTGTGTATTTTCTGTCGTGGCTATTCCTTGAGCAGTTCCTGTATGTTGTCTTATTTCTTTATCTGATGGTAATTTTTTGGGAAATTTAAATTCTTTTTTCTTCTCTTCTTCGTGTTTTGGAGTAACAAAGGATATTACGGCTTTCCTCGAATCTAAAGTATCTTTTAATTCTCCTGGCTTATTTGCCCCAGTCAAAGTCATTACGATTAATACCACAAACATTACCAAAATAATTAAAAGTATGGTGCTAAAGTTATCCTTAAAAAATGCGAGGGATTTTTTTACGCCTTCTGGTGGGAAATCGACGGGATTAATGATAAACATTACGAATAAAATGAATATAATCAATAGTATTATGGGTATTTCATTTTTCATGTTTGGATATAATATATCGAAATATAAAAAGATATTATTAATTCAACGAAAATTTAAATGTAACTCCATAAGAGTCTGGTGATTCCCAAATACCGGATATTTTCAATAATATTCTCTTTTTATCATTGGTGCTTTTTTCATAATTATCATAATTTCTTTCATTTATTATTTTGATAAAGCCTTGTTTCAACTGTTCTGCGATACGTAGTATTTTATTTTTTTTCGTGTCAAAATGTATTTTATCTAAAATAGTATTTTCAATCATTTTAATCTTATTTATTGCTTTTAAATTTTTATCATAATCAAAACAACATTTCATTTTTTGAAAATATTTCTCCATTTTCATATTGGATAATGTAAATAAACAGTATACACTATTGAGAGTGAAATACTGGGATGAATATAATATACGATGAAAATATCCCTCCATTACATTATTTGATGTCTTATTTCCAACTATAATACAATCTGAATTATAATCTTTTAAGTCTATTGATAATCTCATTTTCTTTTGTCTTGTTTTAATTAGTTTGGCAAATTTTATATCAATATATTTATTATATAAATTGTTTTCAGTATAAATATCAAATGCGAAGTATAATTATCTATTCAAAATAAGACATGAAAATATCAGAGATTAAATTTGAAGATTATCTGAAGAATAATAAAAAAAATAATTTACATCCCGAATTAAATGAATTATTCGAATGTATTGATAATAACATTGAAAATTTACCGAATTTGATATTATATGGGGCATCGGGTATTGGAAAATATACACAAGCATTGAAAATTATTTCCAAGTTCAGTAAAAGCAATCTCAAATATGAGCGTAAAATAAATGTTACATTCAATAAAAATAATTATATATATAAAATAAGTGATATACACTTCGAAATAGATTTTAATATACTTGGATGCAATGCCAAAATTTTGTGGAATGACATATATTATCATATCTTAGACATAATTAAGAGTCGTTCAAATTATTCAGGTATTATATTATGTAAGAATTTCCACAAAATACATCATGAATTGTGCGAATCATTTCACAGTTATTTACAAAATATGTCACATGAAAATATAAATGTGAAATATATTATTCTTGTCGAAAACATGAGTTTTTTGCCGAAAAATATTCTGAATTGCGTCGAAACCGTATCTATTAAGCGTCCATCGAAAAGTCTATACAATAAATGTTTTTGTAAAAAAATGGTTGAACGTGTCGACGATGTCCAAAATATTACAAATATAAAAAATATATATTTGAATAACTATACGAATATTAAAGAAAACAATAAGATTGCCGATAAGTTATTAAATGAAATTTACAATTTCGAAAAAATGAAATTCTTCCAAAATAGAGACATTCTTTATAATTTTCTAATATATCAACACGATATTTATAATAGTATTTGGTATATGATGAAACAAATTATGTCGAGAACCGAGATTAAAGACGACGATATGATGAATATACTTTTTTATACACAGTGTTTTCTCAAGTATTATAACAATAATTATAGACCTATTTTCCATTTAGAAAAATTTATATACTTATTATGTAGTACTGTAAATGGATTATGAGAGAGCTTGTCTCACTTTGGGACTTAAACAAGGGTCTTATATGACACCAAATAAAATAAAAAAAGCATATTATAAAAAATCGCTCCAATTTCATCCCGATCGTTTGGAAAAGGAAAAAGCTAATGAATTTTACAACATTGATAATTATGAAAAGGACAAATTATTTT